TGCGTTTTCCGCACCTTTCAACTTGTTAACCGTGTCTTTAATCAACTGCATTTCTTCAGGTCCTTGCGGCTTCTTTGGAAACATCATGGCAAACGACGGGAAGATTGAGTTTTGTATGTTCGACTTTTGTAGGTAGCTTAATTCGCCCGAAAGAAACGCAAAATTTAAAGCACTCGTGTACTGCGGAAGTGGGTAATAGTCTTGTCCTACGCTTTGACCCTCGTAAGCCAACAAATAACAACCGTCTTTATGTTCGGGGTGGTAAGGTAAATAAGTCTTTATTTGAAGTCCGTACTCCCAATCTTCGTTAACTGCGTAAATTGTTTTGGTTTGGTTAATTCTTACCTTCTCAGGTGCTACTCGGTACACGTTAAACACCTTACCCGCCTTTAATTCGACGTGAAAATAGCAACGGTCGTGTAGAATAATGTCTTTAGTAATGGCTTTAATAGTTCCTTTCAATCCGATTTTCTTACCGAACGAATAAAGTACCACCTTTTCCATGTCCGTAAGTTTAGACTCGTCGAAAGTATAACCCCCACCGATTGCAGCGTTAGTCTTAAAGTCTACAATAGACCCGTGAAGGGGACTCATATAGTACATCTGATTTAAATACTGCGGATATAGGTTATCAAAACCCATGCGAACGTAGCCTTGTGTAGTGTAGCGTACGTCTATTTTCGGCAATGACAAGTTACCCTCAGGAACTTTGAGAAACGGTGTACTAAATGATTGATAACCCGTGTCAACTACTTTGAGCGTGTCGTCGCTCTTAAACTTTCCAAATAATCCCATTATTCATATATTGAATTTGATACACCCTCAACAACCATACGCCCCTCTTCAACTAAAGTTAATCCTAACTCATTCGTGTTTGGGTCAACTACAATTGGCACTGGACTTTCATAAACCCAATAGCGGTACTGACCAATGCGAAAAGTCACGTCTACGCCTTCCGTTAAATAAAATAAATTATAACGGTTTGGGTAACTTGAATAATCCACACCAACCCAATAAATAGGGTCAAGTGTTTGGTCCATTTCCCACACGAACTTAAACAACCAAGTAGGTGCAGTAATTGTCGCACTTTCCGTTAGCGTTAGGGCAAAAGTATTGAGTGAATTTTTTTCTAAGTATATCATACTACTTTAATAAGTAACCATTTGAAAAGTTGGTTAAATAAAAAAGGGGAGTGCGAACCCCCCTTAGTTTTTAGTGTTGTGTTAATCCTATTAAATAATGTTATTAATTTCACTTGCTGCAACTTCAAAAGCCAAGTTTTCGTTTTCAGCTACGAACGTAATTGAATACTTAGACCCGTCCGCTTTAGCCGTTCCTGAACCTTCAGCAACCGCAGTTAATTGAGCATAAGGAAAATACCAATACTTACCGTTAGCGTCACCAACAACAAGTGCAAGGTCGCGTTGACCTTCACCAAGGATTTTAATTGCTTTAGACTTAGCCGCCTCACGTCGGTGAAACATCAAAGTTACTGTTTGCGTAATGAAAGACGAACCGTTTACAAGGTCGATTGCCGCCTCTTCGGTGAACATTCCCGTGTTACGTCTGAACTCGAAAGGAATGAAAGGGTCTGCAAGTGTGCCGAAAGAAGAAATAATCCAGTTAGCCTCAGTTATAGTTCCCGTCATGTTATCCATGTCGTTAATATAAATTGAAGTAATACCTCCGATATTGTTGTCACAACCCTTTAAAATTGTTTCTATTGTACTACAAGCCATTTTATTTAGTGTTTAAGGTTAAAAAAAAGGGGGCGGTTAAACCCCCTACTATCTAAATAAATTGATTAGTCTGCACAGTAAGCGTCACCACCTACCCAAACAATCTGCGTGTCATTAACAGTGTAGAAACCAGCTTTGAAGTCAGCACGTGCACCGATACGACGGTCCAAAGTAGTTTTAGAGAAGTCAACGATTTGCAAGTTGTCAACGTCACCTTCCATGTCCAAAGCATAGATAAAGTTAGTGTAGTCTGACAAAATGATTGTGTTTGCAGGAAGTCCGTACTCAACAACAACTGGAATATCCAAGTAAGTCAAAGCCAAACCTTCAGTAACGTTTGTTACGTTGTTTTGTGAAGCCGTAGCAATACGGTAATAAGCCGCAACGTCAGGAGAAACTTTGAACTGCATATTTGCAGGGTTAACTAACATTTCAGATGTAGCCAAACCAAGTGCTTGTGCAAAACCGTTTGTAAGAATGTTTGCAGAAGTAAACCCACCAACTGGAACGTTTCCGTTAATGTAGTTACCAGTTGTACACAAACGCTTCAACCAACCATCACACAAAGCTAATGCACCTACTGCCAAGGTGTTACCTTGCCACATCAACAACGCCAATTCTTGGTGTCCTTTCTTCGCCATTTGACCCCAAAAGAAGTTCATAAATGAAGCTACCGAAAAGTCAGAATTTGAACCTTTAGCCATTTCCAAAGCCAACCAAGACTGCTCAAGGTCGTACTGACAAACAGACGCTTGTGAAGTCAACGCGCAAACGTCAATTTCTACTGCGCTAACATCAGCATTTTGAGCGTTAAAGTCACACCCTGCTTCTGCAAGAACTTTGTCAAATACAACCGTTGCAACTTTAGTTTTGTTTTTAATACCCGGAAGTACACGGTAGTTAGTTACCGCATTTTCCATTCCGTAAAGTAACGAGTAATACTCGCTTGGGTTTGCTTGAAGTAACGCGCTCGCGTCTACTGTCAAATCGAATTTGTACTTTTTAGCCATCTTTATTTTTTTAAGAAGTCAATTACTTGGTTAAACTTTTGTGCCGCTGTCATTTTAATTTCTTCAACGGGTGCGACTTCCTCCGTTTCAGTTAATTCATTCTTTAGGTCTGCGATAACTTGTAATACCTCAGAAATACGCTGCTCCAACAAAGGGCTAACGATTGCCAAAATAGCTTCTGCATCTGCAGCAGGGTCAATAGCTGCTTCAACTTCAACAACCTCTTCCTCCTTTACGGTCTCTTCGGTTACTTCGGTTGTGTCTGCCATTTCCACTTCCGTAGACGCTTCAACTTCCATTACTTGTTCCTCAGCCATTGGCTCTTGAACTTCTACGATTTGACCGTCTTTGATAACGATAACCGTACCGTCTTCGAGCGTGTGTGTGCCATCAGGTAACATACTATTTGTTTTTATTTGGTTGCTTAATTTAAGACCTAAAAATCCTTCGATTGAAAAGCCTACTTGACCCGCTTCGACTAACTTGTTATAATAGTCCGTGTCGGTTATTTGAGCCGTGACCATTAGCGTTCCTTCAGGTACTGAAATACCGAAAGTACTTTTAGCCTTGTCAGCTTCGGGGTTGTCAACAAGCCACGCTTCAAGAATATACGCAGGGACTATTTTGTCGCCTTCGTGTTCAAGGTTAAACAAGTTGCGGTTGTTCAAGTTGAGCATGAAATCCTTAAAGATTGTATCAATCTCGTCTTTTGAGAATTGTACATAGTACTCCCCCATGTCATCGTCACGTCGGTAAATGTCCATTGGTATCATTGCAGGGGCAGTAATGCGGTATTTTTTCTCGTCTGCGAAGTGGCTCTTTGCTTGTGATTTGAACGCTACACCCTTAACCATTACGGCAGGGTTTGCGGTGAAAGCTATGGCATCAACTCCAAGCGGTTCGGTGCCGTCGTTATACGCTTCGTCTATGGTGATTTTGTAAGTCGGTAGTCCTTCCATTGACTTAATAAGTACACGAAAAAAGTTTTGGTTAATTTTTAAACAATATTTTTATACCTTTGGTTAAAATCTAAGCAATGGAACAAACAGCAGTTGAACAATTAGAAGAGTATTTAGGTCTTTCTTTAGGTAAGGATAGAATGAGATTATTGGTTAATGAGTTTACAAAAGCAAAAGAACTTGAAAAGAGACAAATTATTGACGCGTTTTCTACGGGAACTACATACCAAATTGACAGTGAATTAGAAGCAATTTTTAACGGAATTGTATATTACGAAGAAACATTTAAAACAGAAGAACAATGATACAAATATACGGGGTGGAAATACCCAACCAACTAAACGAGTTAACCGTTGAGCAATTTGACCACCTCAACAAAATCGAGAATAACATCGAACTTGACACTATTGAGAAATGGATTGAGAAATTTATATATTTAGGTGTTGAAGAAAAGGCGTTTGACTCAATGGAGTTAGACGAGTTCGCTAACTACATTAAAGAGTTCAACAAGTCCGATATACCAAGTACGGAAAAGGTGACTAAGATTGTCATTGATAAATACACTTACGAAGCCAATGAACAAATAGGTGTTAAAGACTTGGGGATGATTGAGAAAATTTACCGCAGTCAAGATGACAATTTCACCGCTCAAACGCTTTCAATTTTATTCAAACGTACTGACTTAACACGTACTGAACACTACGCACCTGCGCACCTTAAACTAAAGACTAATTTGTTTAAGAAACAAAACGCAGAAATAGCCTTCCCGTACATCTTAGACATCCTACAAAAGATTACCAAAATAACCGAGAAGAAAGTAGATGAAGCTACCGAAGAGTTGGAACGAGGTAACGGTTAACCAATGGGTCGAACTTAATTCGATTGACCCTAACGAATTTAACAGCGTATTTTTGCACACCTTGGAAGCGGTTTCCATACTTTCAGATACAGACCCTGAAGAGTTGGAAGAGCTTTCTCCCGAGCAGTTGATTGACATAGCTAGCAAAGTGTCTTTCATAAAACGTGAGCCGTCTAACAAGCCGAAACAAGCCGTGAAAGGTTTTATGTTGAAGCCGTTGGACGCGCTTACGTTGGGGGAGTTCATAGATTTAGAACATTATATTAGTCAAAACGTCCAAAACTTTACGATTTTGCTTAGTATATTATACAAGCGATGGAAACGTGACGAGTGGGGCAACCTTATATTTGAGCCTTACGTGTATAAACTTAATGAACGTACCGACCTATTTAACGAAGTCAGTATAAACGAAGTTTTTGGTGCGGTCAATAATTACATAGCCTATTCAAACGACTTTAAGAAACGCTACGAAAATCTATTTAATCCAGTCATCGAACAAGACGAAGAAGTCGAACTTGACGCGGAAGATTTGAAAGCCGAAGCCGAAGAAAAGGTGTTTACAAAATGGTCGTGGGAAAAACTACTCTACGACATCGCCAACGAAGACCTTACCAAAATCGACGCAGTCACGGACTTGCCGTTAGTGTTCGTGTTTAATATGCTGTCGATGGTTGAAGAGTTACAACTCAACAAGGCTTAATTAGTAATTATTCCAATTAGTGGCGTAGTCAAATTCTCCGTTCCATTTTCCACCGTCCGCACCAAACAAATTATAGGTAATTTCTAACTTGATATTGTCGGGAGTTACGTTAATCGTAGCAACGTCTAAGATAGGATAGTTTTCCTGCATCCATTCTAAGTATTCACCAACTGCATCTGAAATAAACTGCTGACCTAATGAAGATTCAATAGCTTTTTGTGTAATAAAGTAAGGTCTGATTTCGCCACCGTTCGTTAACTTCGCGCCCTTGTCCAAAAACATATAATAAAAGATTGCGTTTATGGTAACGTATAGTTGGTTAAGGTCACCACTTGCCGCCGATATACGGATTGAATCGTGCATCGTTCCCGTGCCTTCACCCGACTCATTAAAACCTATACTCATTATTGTTTGTTGTATGGCTTTTTGTAGCTTATAACGGGTTTTGTATTTTATCTTGAATGAGCCTTTCATAACCTTTTAAGTAATTCGTGTTTATGTTGGTTAAATAATTACCCACTTGCCCGAAGCATGACAAATTAACGTGAGACTGTCATAAGGTAAAATTGTTATACTTGACCCTGAGCCGTCAATCGTTGCGGACGTTGGTATCAATACCGTATTGTAAGCAGTCGACTTAATCACTACAACCTTACCTATTGTTTCTGCGGGTGGAAGGTAAACGTTAATTGCGCTCGGTGGTGTACATACAACACAATAGTCGTCGTTTGTCATATAGTAGTTAGTACTTGCGTCAATGACATTAAAAGCCATCGAACCCGTAACCCCAAGACTTGCAATTTTTGCAACATCTGCCGTCAAGTTTTCGGTAGCTATTCCCGTTTGGTCAAGTATCTTATTGTTACCTACAATTATTCCGTTAACGTTCGGTTGTATTACGTTGCCTTGTCCGTAAATTGCACTCGTTGAAGTGCCCGGTATTACGTTACCCGTGAATTGATTGTCCCAATGAATACTGCCCGTGTGGCTTGCTAAGTCGCCAACAGTCGTTGGAGTAACTGACCCCTTCGCAAATGGTGCTAAATCTATTTCGGTGTCCACACTCATTAACTCCACCTTCGTGAGCATTTGAGCGTTGCAGTTATAATCAATGACTTTGTTAATGGTCCACCAACTATTGTCTATTCTAATCTTGTCGTTTAGCTTTAGCTTTTGGATATCGTCTTCGCGTAGGTCAAAGTACGCCGTTAACATCTTACCTACGTTTATTTGATTAACAGTACGTCGCCAGTATAAGTTGTATAAGTTGTTATTTGTGACGTTGTAACCGCCATAAAACATATAATCTGGCTGTCCGAAAAGTATATCGAATGTCGGGTTTATCGGGTCGTCCCAATGGTGTAAAATTGGGTAGGTAGTCACGCCGATTTCACCCGTGTTCCCGTAGTTGTAAATGTTATAAGAGTCACACGTGCCAACACCGCAGTCATGCAATATTCTAATGTTTGTTTTTGGCTGTCCTGAAAGCGTAGGCAAGTAAGCGTTAAACGTGCTTAGTGCTATTGGCGTAGGACTAAAGGTAATTTCTTTTGTGTCAACTCCTTTAACATATTCACTATTAAATATAAATTCTAACTGCCCGTAAATTTCTTTCGTAGCTTCAAAGTATATTTTGTTCGGGTCGTCGCTATCGTTCTTATAAGTGAGTATTAGTTTCTTTGCGCTCAACTCAGGAAGGAATTGTAACGCTTGGTCTTTGTCCTTCGCTAACTTATAAGTCCAATCCACTTCTACGCCTTGGTCGTAATAATCGTCACGGTGTTTTAGTACCAAGTTGTTAGCTACGTCGGGGTCTTGTTCCGTGTAAAGGTTATACATCGTAAACAATGACTTAATAAAATCCGCTTGCTTTACTTTGTTAGGTACGCTGTTATTCATATCAATGACCGCACCGTAACCAACTATTGACGAAGACGGGAGTAGCTTAATATTTATACTATTAAATACTATTTCACTCGTAATCGTTACGGGGTTTCCTGCAGTCGTAGGTCCGTCAAGCCATTGTAAGTTAGTATTTAAGTTAATACCAAGACCACCCAAAATATTTATTGCATCCGTTAAAATAGCATTGCCGATTAAAACCGTAACCGTAATATCAAAGTTGCCTATTGTATTTGTACCCACCGTAAGCGTGTCACCTTCATTGACAATAATTGGAGGTGCAATAATAGCAACGTTAGTTAAAAAGTTTCCGTTTTTTTCAATGATTAAACGCGGACCATAAAAACTTTCATAACTAAATATTGAAGAGGTCATATCCACATAGTACGCCGTGCTTGCGGAAGTGTTCACTAAATTAACATCCGCATTGAACGTGATTTGTAGACTAACATTGTCACCGCCTAACAAGTTGAAAGGGGGTGTATAAGTTCCCGTAGTGGGGTCAAATAAAGTTTGCGCGTCCGTTACCTCAGTCCACCCGTCAAGTATTTGCGTAAAGGTCGAGTTTGGTCCGCTTAAAGTTACGGCATTGTCCGCTTCAACTAAATACGTACTATAATCAATCAATGACTTTTCACCATTGAAAGGAATGATTAACTTGTCGAAGTGCGCAGCCGTTAACGTTGACCAAGTGTAACTAAACCCCGCTTGTGAAAAGATACGGTCGAAGTATGTCTTCGCGTAAATGGCAGGCTTCATATCCTGCAAAAGATATTCGTTTGAGTCCTTAAACGGGACAAGGTATTTATAGCCGTCAGTCTGCGTGTTAACGAATGAGTTAACTACATTGATTGCACGGTACTCATGGTTAAGGTCCGTAAAATCTAAGTCGGTAAGTTCCTTATTGCCAAGCTTAGTAAAGAAGTCGCTCGACTCGTCTTTTACTAAGACCTCATACTCAACTTCGTTCTCGTAGTCCGCAGTCGTTTGTACCTTATTCACCGCGACAAGTTGAAGGTAACCACTTTCTAAAACTGGTAGTCCGTTTTGAATAACCGAGCAACGTGTTAAGGTGTTTATGTTAAACGTGCCTGCCTGAATGTTTACGTCGTAATAGTGGTTAAGTAAGTTGTGATTGTTAGCCGTGCCCGTTAAAGTAA